GAAGCGCGGCTGGAAAGTCTCGTTTTACGTTTTGGAAACGAGCATCTAAGTGGCCTTGTTGCAAATGGGCAACTATGTTACTTTGACGCAACAGACTTAGGAGATTTGTCATGTCAGGCGGCGGCGGCAAAGGCGGAAGCACAACACAGACAAGCAAGGTCGAAATCCCCGACTATCTTGAGGAGCCGCTCAAGCGGAATATCGCGAAGGCCGAGGAGTTGGCGACTATCGGTCACACGCCCCACATGGGGCCGACTGTGGCTGCGCCAACAGATATGCAGCAGGCGGCGATGCGAAACACCAGCAACGCGGCGCAGGCTTACGGTATGGGCGGCGCAGACCCAATGAGCAACATGCCACAGCAGCAGACGTTTGCGGGCGGCGTTCAGGGCTACTCGGCCTTCCCGCTTTACGAGCAGGCTCTGTCCGAGCTGCAGGCGCGCATGCCGGGCCAATACGAAGCGCTCACCGCGCCGTTCCTCGACCCGGTGTCGGGCGCTGCGCCTGACGCGCCTTATGGCAAGCCTGAACCGCAGAGTTCGGGGAGCCCGTTCAGCAGCCTGTTTGGGGCGACGTACAATTCGAGACAGGCTCGGCGGTATGATAACCGTGGGTTCAACCCCTACGGGGAGTATGACCGTCGATACGATGACAGGAATAGGAAATAATCATGGCAGGCGGAGGAAAGGGCGGCGCTCAGGCCCCCAGCACACGACCACAAGTAGCCGCGCCAAACGCACCCACACCGGGCGCGGCAGGGCCAGCCAACATCACGCAGGGCCAAGCCCCCAACATGTTCCAGCAGTCCGCGAATAGCGTCAACGCTGGCATGGCAGGCGCGGCAAGCGAGATGGGCTTCACGCCCCAGCAGGTCGGCACCGACTTTGGCTACACCCCGACCAACGTCGGCACTGACTTTGGCTATGACCCGCAGGACGTCAACGCCCAGACGGCGGCGGGTGGTATTCAAACCTACATGAACCCCTACACGCAGCAGGTCATTGATACGTCAATGGCTGACCTTGAGCGCCAGCGGCAGACGCAGATGAACCAAATGGGCGCGCAGGCGTCCGCGGCTGGCGCGTTTGGCGGGTCGCGTGAGGGCGTAGCGCAATCGCTGACCAACGAGGCGTTTGCGCGTCAGGGTGGTCAGCTTGCTTCTGGCTTGCGTCAGCAGGGCTTTCAGACGGCACTGGGCGCATCTCAGCAAGACGTGTCGAACCAGCTACAGGCCGACTTGGCCAATCAGCAGGCAGGCGCACGGGCGCAAGAGTTTGGTCAGTCGACCGGGCTTCAGGCCGATCTGGCGAACCAGCAGGCGGGCGCGCGGGCCAATGAGTTTGGGCAGTCGACCGCCCTGCAGGCGCAGCTTGCCAACCAGCAGGCGCAGCTTGCCGGGTCGCAGCAGCGCCTAAACGCGGGCCAGCAGCTTGCCAACATCGGCAACCTCGGCTTCACGCAGGCCAACACGATCAACCAGCAACAGCAACAGCAGGGCTTGGCCATGCAGGCGCTGAACCAGCAGTTGATCGACGCGGCGCGTCAGCAATACGCTGGTTTCACCGGCGCGCCCAACGCCTCGCTGCAGCTTCCCATGAGCGCGGTGACCGCAGGCAACATGGGGCAAGGCACGACGACGGGCACGGCTACCAAAAACCCCGGCCTGTTTGATTATTTGACCCTTGGGGCAAACACGGCAGCCGGATTCGCGCAGTCGGACCCGCGCCTCAAGACCAACGTCAAGCCGCTTGAGCAGCGCGGCGACATTCAATTCTATTCGTGGGATTGGACGGATGAGGGCGCGCGTCGAGCGCACCCAGACCAGCCGACGGTCGGCGTCATGGCTGACGAGGTGCAGGTGACCCACCCGCACTTGGTGCGGCGCGACGCTGACGGCTATCTGGCGGTGGACTACGGCGGTCTGGCGGCCGAGCTGGGGGCAGTCTAATGGATTGGGGGCCGTATGCAGTCGGCGGCGCTGCGGCGCGCCCGGACAGCTTCACCGGCCTCCAGCCGGAGTTCGCGACGTCCGTCTATCAGATGGTGCAGGACGCCCAAGATCAGGGCATCCCCCTGCAGATCACGTCGGCCTATCGGTCGCCGGAGGTGCAGGCCCGCCTATATGAGGCCGCCCTCAAAAAGTACGGCAGCCCGGAGGCTGCCCGGAAGTGGGTGGCCCCGCCGGGCAACTCACAGCACAACTTTGGCACGGCGGTCGACCTCGCCGTCAATAACTCCCTGATCCGGGATGCCGACAGCCCGGAGGCGCGGTGGATCGCGCAGAACGCTCCCAACTACGGCCTCGATGTGCCCATGTCGTGGGAGCCTTGGCAAGTAGAGCAGGCGGGGGCGCGAGGCGCACCGCAAGGAGGCACACAGATGGCACGACCCCCAGTTTCAGGCACCCCGACAATGTCCACGCAGGGGCAGGCAGAAGAAGAGCCGCTACCGTTCTTCCAGCGCCCCGGCGTCGGCAATGCGCTGGACAGCTTGGCTATCGCGCTGCAGGGCATGACCATCGACCCCAATGAGACGCTGATGCAGATGTCAGCCAACCGGATCGCTGGTCGGCGCAAGGACAAGCAGACCCAGCAGAAGCAGAACCGCACGGTCGAGGCCCTCAAGCGCATGGGCGCGCCCGCCGAGCTGATCCAGATGGCTGAGGCCGGCTACGGCTCGGCGGCGATGGCGCAGATGGCAAAGCTGCGGAGCGGGCCCTCGTACACCCAAGTGCGGGGCTCTGAGCTCGGCATGGAGGGCGAGGCGGCAAATGCCCTGTACAACCGCAGCGCAGACGGCAAGATCACCAGCATTGGCGGCGGCGGCAACACAGAGATCAACATGGGCGACCCCATCAAAATGCTATCGGACGGGAGCCTCGCGATCCGAGACGACAGCGTCGAGGGCGGCGTGCGGTTTGTCAAGCCGCCCGGCAGCAAGGCCGCGGAGGCGGAGCAGGATGCGGCGCGGCGGCAGGGCGTGATAAACCGCCAGACGGAAGCGAAGACGCACGTCATCACTCGCGACGTAAACCGCCTGATCGACCTGATGGACGACACGGGCATGTTCAAGCTCCCCGAAGCGGGGACCAAGGGCGAGTTCCTGACGTCAGAGTGGCTGGGGCCGCTCCGCAATCAGGAGGCCGTGGACTTCCAAAACACGCTGAAGGCCATCCAATCGCAAGTCGCGTTTGACCGCCTCCAGCAGATGCGTGAGGCGTCTAAGACCGGCGGCGCGCTGGGCGCGGTCTCCCAGAATGAGCTTGGCCTTCTCATCAGCGCCTTGGGCGCGCTGGAGCAGGACACGTCACCCAAAGTCCTCAAGGCCAACCTTGAGTTCATTCGAGACACCATGAACAAGATCGAGAGCGACCCCGTCGCCTCGCACTTCTACTACTACGGGCCGGGTCAAGGCGGTGTTCCGGGCATGCCTCAGAGCGGCGGTCAGGGTGGCGGTCAGAGCGGCGGTCAGAGCGGCGGTCAGGGGGGCGGTCAGGGTGGCGACTTCTCTGTGAATGGAGTGATTGACTGATGCCAAAGTACCAAATCTCCACGCCCGGCGGCTTCGAAGTCGAGGTGCGGGCCGACACCCAAGACGAGGCGGTCGCCAAGGCAAAAAAGAATTGGCAGACGATGCCCCGCATTATTGCCAAGGAAGGAAAGACCCGCGTCTTTGAGCGGTCAAACGGCCAGCGCTATGTGGTGTCGCCCGGCGCGTCATTCACCGACCCAGACAAGGTCGACAAGGTCTTGAAGGGCATGACGGCTGGCGAAGTCACCAGCCAAGGCATCGACGAAGACATCATCGCAGCCCACCCGGTCGCGGCGCGCGGGCAGGAGTTCCTCCGGGGCTTTAGCGGGGGCTCATTCCTTGATGAGGCCTACGGCAAGCTCGGTGGCGAGGACGCGCAGAGCGCCTCGCGAATGCTGTCAGGTGCGATGCAGCGGCAGCGCCCCGGCCAGACGCTCGCGCTAAACTTAGGCGGCGGCGCTACTGAGGCGGCGATGCTGCTGGGCAGGGCCCCGAACGCGGTAACGCGCCTCGGATCGAAAATCATTGGCAGCGGAACGCGGCTGTCTCGCGGGGCCCGCGCAGCGGGCGCGGGCGCAGCGCTCGGCGCCACCGAGGGCGCCATCTACGGGGCGGGCGAGGGCACGAACGCCGAGGAGCGGGCGGCCAGCGCGGCGACCGGGGCGCAGGGCGGCGCGATGGTTGGCGGCGGTCTGGGGGCCTTGGGCCCCCTAGCCCGCGCCGGCGCGGAAAACGTGATCGGGCTGTTCCGGCGCAGCGACGTCCAGCAAGTGGCGCGCGAGTTTGGCATCTCTCAGCCCGCGGCCCGCGTGATCAAAAACGCATTTGAGATGGGGGAGAGCGTCGACGACGCGGTCGCCCGCCTAGAGCGCGCCGGGGCTGAGGGGATCGTCGGCGACGCTGGCGAGGCCGCTCAGTCCTTGCTTGATGCGACGGCCGCCTCCGGCCCGGCGGGATCTGCGGCGGTCAAGCGGCCGCTTGAGGCCCGCGCGACGCGCAGCGCTATGAAGCTGGATGAGGGCCTGACCGACGTACTCGGGGAGGCCGCAGAGGGCCCGCAGACAGCCATCACAGGCATCCAGCGCGCGTCCCAACCGGCTCGCAAGAGGGCCTACGACGAGGCGTTCGCCGAGCCTATCAACTACGCCGCCCCAGAGGGCCGCAAGATCGAGGACGTCCTCGACCGGGTCGACCCCAACACGCTCGAGGCCGCAATCGAAGAGGCCAACGCAGAGATGCGGTCCCTCAACATCAAAAATCAGCAGATCATGAAGTCGATCCAGCCCGACGGCGAGGTCGTAATTACTAATCCGCCCAACGTCATCCAGCTCAACCAGCTCAAGAGGGCATTGGATAAAGCCGGCCGGGAGGCGCGCTCAGAGTTTACCGACACGCAGCAGAGCCTCCGGTTCAAGCGGCTGGCCGGGGAGCTGCGCGACGCCATCGTCGACGCGACCGGCGGGGAGGAAGGCCCCTACGCGCGGGCCCTGCGGACAGGCGGCGACACGATCCAAGAGCGCGAGGCCTTTGAGCTCGGCGAAGATCTTCTGAGCCCCCGGACCCGCGTCGAGGACGTCCGGCTTACCTTGGGCAAGAACCCGTCGCAGGCGCAGGTGCAGGCCGCCAAGACTGGCCTCAGAACCCGCATCGAGCAAGTCGTAGGCGATGTGCGCCGCATCCCCAGCGACCCGAATATCGACGCGCGCCAGATGCTGGCCACGCTACGCGAGATGGGCAGCGACAACGCCCGCACCAAAATCCGTCGCCTGATGGGGGACGAGGCCGACGAGGTGCTGAGGCTGCTGGATGAAGCCAGCGTCGCCGCTGAGACCCGCGCCGCAACCTCAGTAAACAGCCGCACCGCCATCCGGCAGGCCACCGGCAAAAACGTGCAGGACATCACCGCTCCCGGCGCGGCGGGCACCGCGGCGCGCGGCGACCCGATTAACGCCTCGCAGCGGATCATTCAGGCCGTCACGGGCATGACTGATGAGTTCACCGCGACGCAGCAGCAGAAGATTTATCAAGACATCGCGCGGGCCCTGACTGAAAAGCAGGGGCCGGAGGCGGTCGCCGCCCTGCGCCTGCTAGAGCAGGCGCGCTACGGGCAGCAGCTCACTGATGCCCAGACCCGGCAGCTATCGCAGCTTCTTGCGGCGTCTCTGTATGGCGGCACGGTCGGCGGCTTGACGCGGGGCTATACCAATGAAAACAGGCCCCGCTAACCCTATGGCCAAAATACCACAGTGTTGCTATAGTGGCACACAAAAGGAGGCACCATGCGCCCAAAGCCAATGACCAACGATGAGATCGAGGGGATCGTCAGCGGAGCTGTCGACGACGCCGTTGATTTTATCGACAGCGACATTGCGCCCGAGCGCATCAAGGCGCAGCAGTATTTTGACGGCGGCGTCTCCCTCACCCATGAGACCGGCCGCAGCGGCGTCGTAGCCACGAAAGTGCGCGACGCGGTGCGGGCCATCAAGCCCAGCCTGATGCGTGTCTTTACGGCAACAGATAAGCCGGTCGAGTTCGTCCCGAGCGGGCCCGAGGACGTGCAGGTGGCCGAGATGGCCACCAAGTATGCCGCCTATAAGTTCGGCCAGAACAGCGGCTTCCGCGTACTGCAGGACGTCTTCCACGACGCGCTGGTCAAGAAGATGGGCATCGCCAAAGTCTACTACGATGAGACGCCCGACGTGGAGTTCCACGATTTTGACAACCTGAGCAGCGAGGAGTTCGAGCTGCTGGCGGCCGACGACGACATCGAGGTGATCGAGCACACCGAGACGATTGAGGTTGAGGTCGACCCAATGGGCGTGCAGGTCGAGCGGCCCTACCACAGCGCCAAGATCGCCCGCACCACAAGCAAGGGCGACATCAAGATTGAGAGCGTGCCGCCCGAGGAGTTCTTCGTGGACCGCAACGCGCGGTCGTCCGACGACTTCTATGTGATCGGCAACAGGAATGAGATGCGCGTCGGCGATCTGGTGGCGCTGGGCTTCGACATGGAGGAAGTCGAGAGCTTGGGCGGCTACAGCGAGAGCGACACCACCGACGACGAGGCGGAGTTCGAGCGCCGTGGCTACAGCGTCGACGATGACGAGACCGAGGACGCCCGCGACCCGTCGATGAAGAAGGTGCTGGTCACCGAGGCCTACATGAAGATGGACATCGAGGGCACCGGCGTCCCGCGCCTCTACTACTTTATCCTCGGCGGCAGCAGCTACAAGCTGCTGGACTACGGCCCGGCAGACACCGCGCCCTACGCCTGCTTCGAGGTCGACCCAGAGCCCCACGCCTTCTTCGGCCGCTCCATCGCCGACCTGCTGATCCACGATCAGGACGCCTCGACGTCCATGCTGCGCGGCGTCCTCGACAACGTCGCCCTGACCAATAACCCCGGCACCGAGGTGGTGGACGGGCAGGTCAACATGGACGACCTCCTGAACAACGAGATCGGGCGGATCGTCCGCGTCAAGCAGCCCGGCGCCATGCGCGAGCTGGCGGTGCCCTTCACTGCCGGGTCGACCCTGCCCGCGCTGCAGTATTTCGACCAGAGCATCGAAGCCAAGACCGGCATCTCGCGCGTCGCGCAGGGGCTGGACGCCAACGTGCTGCAGTCCGCCACCGCGACTGCCGTGGCCGCCACCAACGAGGCCGCCTCCGGCCAGATCGAGGTGATCGCCCGCAATCTCGCCGAGGGCGGCATGAAGCGGCTGTTCAAGCTGGTCTTAGACCTGATCATCAAGAACGCCGACGACGAGCAAATGGTCCGGCTGAATGACCAGTTCGTCCCGATTGACCCGCGCGCGTGGGACGCCGACATGGACCTCTCAGTCAACGTCGGGATCGGCACCAGCCGCGAGCAGGAGAAGGCCGTCGCCCTGCGCGAGGCGTTCCAATACCAGTCGCAGATTTGGCAGGCCTACGGCCCCACGAATGGGCTGGTGAGCCTGACGCAGATGCGGAACACGCTTGCTGACATGCTGGCCACATCGGGCGTCAACAACGCGAGCCGCTACTTTATGCCGATGGACCCGCAGAAGGAGCAGATGCTCATGCAGCAGGCCGCACAGCAGCAACAGGCCGCCGGGCAAGGCCAGAGCGACCCGAACCAAGCATACATGGCCGCTGAGCAGCTGAAAGCTCAGAGCAAGATGCAAGTCGACATGGCCAAGCTGCAGCTGGACAGCCAGAAGGCGATGGCCGAGGAGCAGCGCAAGCGCCAAGAGATGCTGATGGAAGACGACCAAGAGCGCGATCAGATGGCGCAGGACTTGGCCGTCAAGGTCGCCGAGATCCTCGGCAAGTATGGCACCCAGATCGACGTCGAGCGAGTGCGGGCTGAGCAGGCCGCGCCGCGTGATCCAATGGGTGGTCTGACATGAATAAGGACGACGTGAAAGTTCGCGCGTCACGCGCCAAGGCGCTGATGCAAAGCGATGCGTTCACGGACGCCATGAAGGATTTGCGAGATCGTCAGATTGACGTTTTCGTGAGCAGCGGAGTGGACGACACGTCCGCCCGCGAGGAGGCGCACGCAATGGTGCGGGCGTTGAACCGGATCGAAGAAGCCCTGCAAGCCGACGTGGATGCGGGCACGATCCTTGACAGACAGAAGGAGCGGGACCGTGAGTGACACGACTGCGCCAGACGGCAGCGTTGACGCTGTGACAGACATGCTGATGCAAGAGGCACCGGCAGAAGAAAATCAAGACGTGGCAGAAGACGACGCCGACGAGGTACCTGACGATGGTCAGCCCGAAGCGGCCGAGGCTGAGGCCGAGGAGCTTGATGACGTGGAGGACGACGCCGACGACACAGGCGACGATGAAGACTTGGATGATGACGCCGAAGACGACGATGGCGATGAGGAGCCGGCGACCGACCTCCATACTGTCAAGGTAGACGGTAAGGAGCAGCAGGTGACCCTCGACGACCTAAAACGCTCATATTCGGGGCAAGCATACATTCAGAAGGGGATGGAAGAGACCGCCAACGCCAAGCGACAGGCCGAGAGTGTCTACCAGTCCCTGCAAGAGGAGCGGCAGAAGCTGGCCGCCACGTTCCAGCAGCTTCAGACCACTGGCATTCCACAAGTACCAGAGCGGCCGTCGAAGGAGTTAATGGACGCCGACCCGATTGCCTACTTTGAGCAAATGGAAGCCCATCGCGAGGGACTGGAACAGGTCCAGAAGTTTCAGCAGCAATACCAGACCCTGAACGAGCAGCAGACGGCTGCCCAGCAGCGCGCCCAGCAGGCCTATCTGGCCGAGCAGGCGCAGCTACTGACGCAGGCGATCCCGGAGTTTGCTGACCCGAAAAAGGGTAAGCAGATGAAGGAGCAGCTCGTCCAGACAGGTGTGGAGACCTACGGATACACCCCCGAGGAGATGGCGCAAGTCATGGACGCGCGGGCGGTTTGGGTGTTGGCTGACGCGATGAAGTACCGGCAACTGAAGGATGGGAAGGGCAAGGCTGAACAAAAAGCCAAAGGCGCCCGACCCGTTGTGAAGCCCGGCACCAAGCGGTCTGATACTGACAGCAAAGTGGCGCGGAAGCGGAAGGCCGCAGCTCGGATGAAGAAGAACGGCGGCGTCGACGACGTCGCATCATTTTTGCTTTCCTGATGGAGGAATAAATCATGGCCGTTAATGCCAATACCGAAGAGACCTATAAAGTCTCGACCATACGCGAAGATCTGCAGGATGCCCTTATCAGCATCTCGCCCACAGACACGCCGTTTATGACTGCCATCGGCCGTCGTAACATCGACAACACCTATTTTGAGTGGGGCGTTGTGGACTTGGCTGATGTCGACGACGGCAACCGCGTCGCCGAGGGCGAATCAGCGCCGGGCAACGACGCGCCCACCAACGCGGTGCGTCAGGGCTCATATTCGCAGATCTCTGATAAAGTGGTGGAAGTCAGCGACACCTCGAATGCCGTCAATGGCGCGGGCGATGCCCAGACCTTGGCCAAGCAGATCGCGTTCAAGCTAAAAGAGCTAAAGCGGGACATGGAAACCATGCTCTTGTCGAATGTTCCTGCTTCGGCGGGAGCGTCGGGCACCGCGCGTCAGACTGCTGGTCTGCCCGCGTGGCTGAAGACCAACGCCAATCGCGGCGAGGGCGGTGCCGACGGCACCATGTCGGGCACCGGCGACGCTGGCTTCCCCAACGCGGCTGCCACTGACGGCACCGAGCGCGCCCTGACCGAGGGTCTACTCAAGACCGTCATAGCCCAGTGTTGGGAGGCGGGCGCGGAGCCGTCCGTCGTGCTTGTGGGTCCGCTCGCCAAGCAGCGGATCTCGACCTTCGACGGGAATGCTACGCGCTTCAAGGAAGCCGAGGACAGCAAGCTCAACGCCGCGGTCGACGTCTATATCAGCGATTTCGGTGAGCTGCAGATCGTCCCAACGAGGTTCCAGCGGGCGCGTGACGTCTTCGTTCTGGACCCCTCGTATGCACGGGTTGGGTATCTGAAAAACACCAGCCAGCAGAAGCTGGCTCGGACAGGCCACGCCGAGCGTCGCCTGATCAGTGCCGAATACGGTCTTCAGGTAGACAACCAAGCGGCACACGGCATTCTGGCCGATATCGACGCCTCGCTTGAGCCTGTCTCGCCGACCTAAGCACAGCAAGATTGGGGCGGCCTCGGCCGCCCCTCTCACCGTACACAGGGGATTTGCACGATGGTGAAAATCAAGATTACGACGGACAAGAAGGTGTGGGTCAACGGTCGCCCGCAGACGAAGGGCAGCACCGCGGAAGTCGACCCCGCGCTGGCCGACCTCCTGATCGACCGAGGATTTGCTGAGAAGGCGCGCGGCGCGCCCCGGAAGAAGGGGTCGGACAATGGCGATACGTGAGCGTATGTTCGAGGACGACGGCACCCTGCGCGTCATCCGCAGCCAAGATGTGCAGCCAATTCTGGAAGCCAACAAGCGCGCCCAGAATAGCGAGCTGAACCGCAAGTCAGAGATGCGCCGCGCTGGCAGCATTCCCATGGTAGTGGCTGAGCAGTGGTCACGCGAGTGCGGGGCCGCAATCGGCACTCAGGAATTTGGCAAATACGCAAAGAAAAAGCTGATGGACGGCGAGTTTTCCAAGCTCCGAATCCATGGCTTCTAATCGAGGGATTTACGACATGAAACACCTACCCAAGGCCGCCGCGGCTGGCTTGCTGATGCTGCTAGGGGCCTGCGGCCCCCGGATGTCGGATGCCAACCCAGACCTGTGCCAGCATCCAAACCTCTTCGTGATGACGGTGGGCGTCAATATCGAGGCCACCGAGGGCCCCCACCTCGTCTGCACCTAGCCCCCGGCGTGGGGCGTCAGTCCATGACCCCCTTCGCCCGCCACTCCTCGCGGAGCTCGTCAATCGCGCCCCAGAAGGTGTCGCGCTCGCTGTCGGGCACATAGACCGACAGGCGCACCATATTGCGCTCAAGCTGGCGCTGGTGGTATGAGCGCTGGGCCTCGGCGTGCTTACTAACTGGCTTCTGCTTAGATTTCGTCATGGGTATTCTCCTTTGGTCGGTCGTCAGTCCCGATCTGGCGCTGCTCGTAGGCCATCAGGAAGGCGATGCAGCACGCGGCGTGCCATGTGTGCGGCATGCCGGTCTCGGGGTCATTGTCTTCGCCGCGCCACCACGCCCACATATGGCGCATGAGGGCCGAGAACGGCCGGTGCCACTCCATCCCCCGCTCCCAGTTTCGGTCGGCGTACTTACGGGCGCCAAAGTCTAGCACCGCCGCCGTGCCCTCGAGGAGCTCCGGCGGCAGCAGGTGCATGGGCGGCTTGCCGTCGTCGTGCTTGACGCCTTCAGTCATAGTACCTCCTCGATCAGGTTGGTGATCTCCGCGTCGAGCGTCAGCTCCTTGATCTGGAACAAGGCGAGGCGCAGATTGTTGACGCGGGCCTCTAGATCGTCAATGCGGCTCTCGTACTCCCGCTCCAGCTCCTCAGTGTGCTTGCCGTGCTCCTCGGCGGCCTCGTCAGCCTCCACGCACTTGTCATCAAGCAGGTCGAAGACAAAGGCGATCTCTGGGTAGCGCAGGCGCAGGGCGTCCAGATTGGGGTCGCCCCCAATCTTGAAGTCGAGGTTTGCGATGGCGAGTTGGATGTCAAATGGCATGGTGTTCTCCTTAGGTGTGGTTGATGCATTCAGGACCGAAACCGGCCTCTATCGATGTAGGGTCAGTCAGGGCCCGACCGCAGCGGGCGCAGCGCCCCTCGTGCCAGAACTCGAGCTGCTCTGGCATGTGGCCCTCAGAGAACTGACGAAGCACCCAGTCCAGCCCGATGAACGCCGGGTGGCTGGGATTGCCTTTGCGCCCCGGTATCAAAGCGTGGCCGTTCTTGGTGAAGCCGATGTACTCGTAGTCCTGCTCATTGTTCTGGCCGACCAGCAAGCTGGCAAAGAACATATCGTCGCTGTCCTTGGCCTTGGCGACGCGGTATGTGTACCGCTTGCCGGTGGCCTTGGACACGAGAGTGAAGCGTGCGCGCCCACCCAGAACAAACTGGTGGGCGTCAGAGGCGTCAGCGATCAGGTGCGGGTTGGTCATGGTCGAGGTCTCCTGTGGTGTGTGCCCTAGAGATAGGATGCTGATCAGCATCTGTCAAGGGCTACACCTCCTCATCCTCTAGTTCGCCCCACGACCTGCCTATCCCGCCCTCGACCAGCGCATCAGTTGGCGCGCCGGGGAAGATGTCGAGGTAACCCTGCACCATGTCGTCCTTCATCCAGCGCAGCGCCTCCGGGGCATCGTCAATGAAAGCCTCGTCGATCAGGGCGTCGTGGATCGTCGCGGCCATGCGCGTGCCCATGTGCTGACCCCGGTCGGCAGCGGCTTCGAGCCGCGCCCGGTGCCGGATGATGGCGCGAGCCATGACCGAAAGCGCTGCGCGCTGCACAGGATAGTTCGCGCATTTGGGCAGTTGCGGCTTCTTGCCAAGATAGATCGTGCCGCCGTCGATCATGGGCAGGAACCCGTCCTCGAGGGCGTGGTTCATCATCGTGTTCCGAAGATTAAAGGCCCGCGGGTAGCGGTCAGCCCAGAAGTCGATGAGCTCCTGCGCCCGGGTGATCGAGGTGCGGAGCGTGCCCGACAGGCCCATGGCCCCCGATCCGTAGATGATGCCAAACGACACGCCCTTGGCCTTGGCCCGGATCTCGTAGCCCTCCGGCGTCTTCTTGTCGATCTTGTAGCCAGCCATGTACGAGCCGACCTCGCTGTGCAGGTCGCCGTGGACGCAGTCGTACAGGAGCTGATCGTCCTCGGACAGCAGCGCCAGCACCTTGAGCTCGATCCCGCTGTAGTCGAGCGAGACGAGGTGCTTCTTGGGCGGCGCGATGAACGACAGACGCACGCTGGTGAAGTCACCCAGCAGCTCGCGGTCGCGGGGAAACTGCTGGGCATTCGGCGATGAGCTCGAGAACCGGCCAGTCACGGCGCGGGCGATGTTGTAGGACGGGTGCAGCCGGCCGTCGCTGGCGTTCTGCGCCATCGTGATCAGCTTGTCGCCGAAGTTCGACAGGTATTGGTTGATCGTCGTCAGGTCGGCGATGTGGAACAGCACCTCAGCCAGCGGCCCCTCACCGCCCGCCAGCGCCGCCATCTCCTTGAGCGTGGCGGTCTTGATCTCGAGCTGGCCGGACTTCTCGGTGCGCGGCCAGTGGGCCAGATACTCGTCCGGCAGGATCTGGCCGAAGTAGTCCGACCACTGCTTGCGCGACTGCAGGTTGGCGACCTCGTCCTCGCCCACCAGAGCGCGGATCGCGCCCTCGTACGCCACCTTCTTGCTCGCCCACAGGGCCACCAAGTCGCGGTGGCGGGCTTGATCCAGCAGCAGCCCGGTCTCGCGCATCTCATGGACCGGCACGATCAGGTCATCGAGCATGGCCTGCGCCTGCCGCGCAGACGGATGCTCATCGAGCTTGGCCTGCCAGTGCTGCCACAGCTCCCACGTCTGCAGGGCGTCGTCGGCGGCATACTGCAACTGTTCCGCAGTCAGGTCGGGCGCGGCCCAGTTCGACACCTGCTGCTCCTTCGACATCTCGTAGCCGAGGTCAGCTTTGAGCATCAGGGCCAGTGACATCTGATCGCCTCCCATGCGAGCGCGGCGTGCGTGCGCCACCTCGATGACCTTGACGTCAGGCGCATCAGCAGCGTCGAACCACTGATACTCGAACCCGGCGTTAAACGCGATCCACGTCGCGTCCTCGAACCACTCGGCGTAGGGCGCGAACGAGCCGCCCTCAAGCGCCCAGAAGTCGACGACGGCCCAGACGTCGTCATTGCATATCTGGGCCAGCCTGACCTCGCTCTCCTGCGGGCGCAGGCCGGTGGTCTCGAAGTCAAGCGCGGCGTGACCGGTGCCGATCTGGTCGAGCAGGTCGTTCAGGCCTTCCTCAGTCGTGATCATTTGGTATGTCATGCGGTCTTCCTGTGGTGTGGGGAGGCGGGCCCGGAGGCCCGCCCCGTGGTCAGGTGCGGCGCGCGCGGCGCGAGCGCGTCGGCTTGGCTTCCGGCTCAGGGTCGGCCTCAGCCTCGATCTCGGCCGGCTCGGCCTCGGCCTGACCGCCCAGCATCTCGGCGGCCTCGGCCTCCGTGATCCACTCCTCGATATCGAACTTCGGCTTGAAGTTCCACTCGCCCTGAGCTTGGAACTTTTCGCGGGTGAAGTGGAACAGCGGGAAGTGCGGCTCCCCGGCCAGCATGCGCTGCGAGATTTCGTCGAAGAGGGCCGAGACCGTGTTCTTGCCGCTGACGCTGTTGGTGCTGAACTGGTACTGCACCACCTCGCCCTCGGAAGACATGAAGCCGAAGCCGAGCATCGACTGCCACCCGTCCTGCGGGCGGCTGTAGGGGCCCTTGTCCTCAAGCTCCTTCTGCGCGACGGCCAGCTCGGGCTGGTAGATCGACCATTCGTGGCGGGCGACCGGCTTATTGTCCTTCCAGCAGATCCAGCCGCGGAAGGCCGAGCGGGGCTCCATCAGGAACAGCTCGCCGCTGTCCAGCTCGTTGCGGTCTCGGCCGTGGGTGATGGCCCCGGTCTTGCCAGAAAACGAGACGTATTCGACGCCGTCGCTGGCCGATCCCGTGCTCTCCTCGGCGCCGGCGGATGACAGGGCCTTGGCCATGGCGTCCTTGTCGAGTGCGGGGAGGTTTCCGCCCTTGGCGAAAGCTGTGAGAGATGTAGACATGTGTGTGCTCCTTTTCTACGTTGCACGTTTCAACAGAGGCTGTCTGGGCCTCAATCGACGGTCAGCCGCTCGCCGGCCTTGCCCGTCTTCATGAAGGGGCTGAGGTCAATCCCGGCCTCCTCCATCTGCTTCCAGTCATACGAGCGGCGCCCGGCGACTGGTGTCAGTTCGACCCTGTGGTTGCCCACGGTCAGGTGTGATGCGTTGCGCTCCTTGAGCTCCGCCTTGATGGTCTCTGCGGCGTCGTCCTTGCGCGCCTTGGCGTGCTGCTCGTCGCCCTTGGCGAGGACGTAGGCCTGCACCGCGTTGTCAAGGCTAGACCCGCGGTTTCCGCGGCTGACCTTGGCCTCGCCGTCGATCTCGACGCCGCACTGCTCAGCGAAGGGGCAGCCGCCATATTTCTTGCACTGCCCATCGCGCTTGCCCTCGCGGTCGAGGCGGTCGACGCTCTTGGCGTTCAGCATCTTCTTAGCGCGCGGGGCCATTTGATTGAGCATCAGCGTGGCGCGCTCGATGTCGAACTCGAGGATGTCGTTGTAGTTCGACGCGTCCATATAGATCAGCTTGCCCGCCACCGGCTTGGGGAAGTCGCCACCCTGCAGGTGGGCGATCTCCATGCCGATCTGGAGCTGGACGCCGTGGTCCTTGCGCGGCAGGTAGTTGCGGTTGGTGCGCGGGTCGATAGTCTTAAACTCCAGCGCGATCCACCCGTCCTCGGTCAGCATGTAGCCGTCCGGCGTCGCGCTGATGCGGTGCTCCTCGCTGACAATCGACACCTGATCGTCGCCGCAGTGCCTGAGCTCCACGCCCGCCGCCCAGAGGCAGTCGACCAGATATAGCTCGCCCTGCTTGCCCCGGCGGGCAAAGCCCCAGTCTTGATCGACCGGCGGCAGGTTGCGCTCGAACCACTGCTTGCGGATGCAGGTGATCGCGCTTGAGGCGTTCAGGTACTTCGAGCGGTCGATGCCAAAGCCCTCGCCGTCGTCCAGCGCTTGCGCGCCATTCAGAATGATGTCCTTGATCATGACAAGTCCCCCTCAACTTCGCGCATCGCATACTCCGCCAGCGCCTCGATGGCGCGCTCGTACTGGGCGTCCATGCCCATAAAGCGCGAGTAGTTTGTCTTGTTGCTGGCCGTCACTTCCGCCAGCTCCCGATCCAGCTCCCCGATGTGCTGGACGGCGGCCCACATGACCTCAGCGGCGGGGTCGGAGGGCTGCGTGGGGGGTCCGCTGTTGCGGAATGAGGGGCAGGTGTCGACCATGTGATCGAACGCCTCGACCCCGATCAAGTCGGCGATGGTGGGCCTCGTCATGCCATCCTGCAGATTGTCGATCTCGGCGCGGAGTTTTCCGTTCTCCGCCTCGAGGTCCGCGACTTTTAGCTCTAGCTGCGTCTTGTTCATTTTGATGCCTCCTGATGGGCTGTTTCCGTGGTGTTGTGGGCGCGGCGCTTGGCCATCGAGATCGCGTGGATGGCCTTGGCCAGCTTATTGTCGACGAATAGCGTGTCGACGTGCACGGGTTTGCCCTGACCCATGCGGTGTAGTCTGCCGTAAAATTGATCCATCACTGATGGTGACCAATCCTCCTCGACAACGACGATGGCGTTGCCGCCCCGCTGCAAGTTGAGGCTGACGCCCATGGCGGCGATCTGGCCGACCAGAACGTCAAGCTCGCCCTCGTTAAATTGGCGCTGCAGCTCTGACTTGCGCGCGGCAGGCGTGCGGCCGTCGAGGACGGCGACGCGCAGCTTCTTCTTGCTGAGCGATGCCGCCAGCTCGTCGATGACCTCGCGGTGCCACGCGCCAACTAGGATCGCGCTCTGCTCTGCGTCGGCGCGCTGCCAGATAAAGTCGGCGGCCTCTGGCACCATCGACACGCCCATCTCGCGGCGTATCGTGGCGAGGTTCTCGTCATTGTCGGCGATGGCCTGCTCGATCTCGGCCATGGTCATCTGGTCGAGCTCGCGGTTGATCGCGGCGATGCCCTTGGGCTCGACCTCCAGCCGGGTGTGCGTCAGGTCGGGCATGTCCTCCCAGACGTCGTCCAGCGTGCGGCGCGTGGCGCACTGCGCGAGGATCTCGCCCAGCTCATCGAGATTGCGCGATCCGACGGTCATCTTGACCGGGAAGCGCGCGCCGGCGAACTTGCGCTCCTGCACGATGCAGTAGCGCAGGTTGAAGCGGTCGACATTCAGCGAGCCGATCCGCTGCTTGATCTGCTGGGGCGCCGCCCGGAACAGGAAGGGGATCAGGTCGTCGGCCCAGCGGGTCATCGGCGAGCCGGTCAGAAACCAGCTATGCCCGAAGGCCTCGACCATGCCACCCCTGCCAAGGATCGCCTTGGTGCGCTTAGCCTTGGTGCTCTTGAGGGCGTGGCTCTCGTCGCAGATCAGGGCGGCGCGCCGGCCGTCCAGATGCTCGCGCGCCCACGCCATCAGCTCGTTCTGACGCTTGGTGGCGATCTCATAGGAGCAGATCAGGATGTCGGCCTCGGGGTCGATCTCGGTCTTGCCGGTGGCGAGGATCTGGGGCTTGCATTCCATGTGGTCGGCCGCCTCATTCGCCCACATGCGGAGCGAGATCGGCGGGCCGACGATTACGGCCCGGAGTGCCTCAGCCTCGATCAGGGCTTCCAGCGCGGTGCGGGTCTTGCCCGTGCCCACGCCGTTGAAGCAGCCGGCGACCCGGCGGCCTGCCAGAAACTTGGCGTCGGTGATTTGGTGGGGAAGAAGTTCCATGTGGTGTTCTCTCTACGTCGCTACGGCATCCAATCGGGATGCAGGGGAAGCATATGATGCTGATGGTGGGCCCGTCAAGAGCTGATTGGGCCCGCCAGTGATTTAGTCGTCGCGGTCCATATCCTCGAAGTACAAGTCGACGAGACACGCGACGGCAAACCCCGCCAAGGTGGCGTCTTCGGGGATCGCATCTGCCAGCCATCTGGTGAAGCCCGGGGGCTGGCCCTTGAGCTCCCGGCCCAGCCTGCCAATCGTGATGCTCCGCATGACGTCGTGCTTGCGCGTGTCGGGCAGCACGCCGTGGGCCCGGCCGACGCGCATGATGCGGTAGACGTGGGTCCACGACAGGCCGATCTGGTCGGCGATCTCCCGCGGCGGCAGGCCCTGCTTGGCCAGTGGCTTGATCTGCTCGATCCGTTCTTCAAGCGTCACGGTCATTTGTCGTCTCCTCTCGCTCTTGGCCGCACAGAAGCGCTCAGCAGCCGCGTCGGGCGGCACTGGGCATCGCTGCTAGGGTAGTGCCGGTCAATCGTCGGATACACCTCCAGCAGCGCCTCTCCGCAAGCCTGCTGGCTGGGGTAAAGCAAGGCCGTGTCGAGCGTGCCGTGCTGCGGGGATGTGAATGTGATTAGCATGAAGGTGAAAAACTCTGTCATCACATGCCCCCCTTGATGAGGGCGTCAACGGCCTCCTTCAGGTCGTGGTACGCGCTACGGCGGGCAATCATCGCGCTTTCGATGGCGTCGCGGTCGCTTGGCACTGTGGCGCGCTTGCGGGCGTCTGCCTCGCGCTCTGTGGCCGCCTCCATGCGCTGTACGGCGGCCTTAATTGCTAGGTGGTGGGTGTGCATCGACATGCGTTTTCTCCTGTGGTGTGTGGTGGTGGGGCCGCCCCCGGCTGGCGCCGGG